CCCTATATCATCCTGTGTTTTAATGGATGATCCCTTTTCTTTTGATTTGTAATAATTCTCAACAAAACTTTTGACGCTTTGAGAAATTCTATGTCTAGAAGCTGAAATAAATTCTATGATTCTATCTAATCCCCACTCTTGAATATCCTTTTCATATTTTCTTTTAACTTCACCTGATAAATAATATAGACTGTTAGCAATAGTTTTTTCACGAACAAACAGATGTGTTCTTGTTAATGTATCAATGGTGTGTCGAAAAATATCATCATTACAATATCTCAATTGCTTATTCATTAAACGACCATATTGAAAAAACATATAATACGCCATAGTTGTTTTGAAGGCAGCATTGTCTCTATGTAAAAGAAATAAATGCATAATAACAATTAGAAGATTTGTTGCAGGGTCTTGCCATAATAACCATTTCTCAGCTTTGGTTCCTTTATATTGTCTTTTCACAAATTCTTTAACGTCCTTATCTGTCAGTTTCATCATATTTAGAATTTCATGGTATGCTAATTTAGTTTTTGGATAATAGCAAGGTTCAGATAACGCATCAAATTCTCGTGCCGCAAATCTAGTGATTAACACTTTAAGACCTCTAATATTATAATTAGATTTTTCTATTAACTGTTTCATGAGAATATCCTAATTGTTATATCATCTGCTTCAAAGAAGATATATTCTGGACCATATGAAAGTAATTCTTCTTGGGTTAATTCATCTAAATTAAAATCGAAAAAGATACTAGATTCGGGTTTAATCAAACGACAATGTTCAACGCCTTCAATCTCTTGAACAACGTCAATAATTTCAGAACGATATAAGAAAGCATTGATGCCAAACCTACTTGTAAAGGCAGCTACAACTGCCGTCCTTACTTCCGAAGTTAAGTCGCTATTTGATCCTGTATATGTTGAAGACTTGAAAATATCAAGCTCAATTTGTAACGGAATCTCATATATAGGAACAATCCATCCTGTTTCACAATAAATATATTTTTTCAACTTATTTGTAACATATACCATCTGCTCAGTTTTTGGTTCATTGTAAGCCCAAGTTAATGAAGTTGAATCAGATAATGTAGCAACTTGATCATCTTTTCCTAACCAATCCCCTGTACCATTTAGAATAATATATCTATCACCATCTGTTCCAGACGTAGGAGGATTCGACAAAATATCTGTTACAGCAGTTATATTTATTTTGTTAAGTTGCATATTTTCCATTAAACCCAATGTATTAGCAAGTTTAAAATTAACAAAATCTGTTGCCATTTTATAATCTTTAAATTCTAATGTTGTAACTAATTTCTGCATTACATTAGATTCAAAATCAGATTGGTCTATTGAGTCATAGTAACTAGCTTGGATCGCAGGAATATCATAAACAGTATAAGATGTCGAATCATAAATAACATTTGAAAATTCAAAATCATCTAAAGATTTTCTAAATGTAAATAATGCAGTATATTGACCAATAAAATCTGTTCCGTGTTTCATAGTAAAATAATATGTTGCTTCGCCTGTTGGTAAAACAGTATAATCAGGTAAAGTTAGTGTAAAGGCAGAGGATGTAGAATCATTAACCATATTATAAACAGAACCTGTTTCCAATACTTCAACTTTACAGGTCACTATTTGTGAATCACTTTCGGTTGATTTATAATTTAGTTGAAGTTCGGCAGCAGCTCCATTTTTAGTTACAATTAATAAATCTGAATATAAATCATATTCTGAACCATAGCTTGTAACAAGAGTTGGAATTTGTTTAATTTCAGTCATTACATATACATAGTTGGCAACAGAATTTAATAACTCAATTGTCATATCAAATATTGTATAATAATTTTGTCCACCGTGTGTTAGAACTGTTCCCCTTGGAACTTGCTGAGTTAAAAAATTATACTTAATATTTCTGGTAGGGACAATTACATCCCCATATAGTAAAGTTGAAAATAAACTTATTTCATTTACTTTAATATCAGAACGCTTTAAAACAGGTAATGAATTTTGTGATAGAGGAGAATCATCAATTATTATATTGGTATTGATATAATCATTTTCAGTAACAAGTCTTTCTAATGCTGTTATGTTTGTAATAGCATTTCTTCGAACTTCCTCGATAGATTCCTCATCCACTCCACCAGTTCCAGGTGCTGTATTCGTAACTGTATAAGTAACAGCTCGACCTTCGTCGTCTGTGATTCTTGTTTTAAGATCAGTTGTTTTTCCTGTTACAGAAGCAGCAATTACGTTACCATCTGCTCCTTTTGTTAGTTCTGTGGTGACTTTAACTGTTCCTCCAGCTTCAGGTTGATAACCGATTAAACCATTACCGAATTGTAGATTAAATCCTGTATCATTTCTTCTTTTGACGTACCCTTTGGTGGTTGATTCCATCAAAAATAAACTACTATACTCTGTATATACCTCATAACCAGAAGACCCGGGAGGACGAACCTCAACCACAACATCGGATATTTTTTTAGTTATATCGGTAAATGCTACATCAAAATCAAAGAATTGATATGTTTGCAAATCCTCAGGAACTTGAAATTCTTGCTCATCTACCTCAAATTGTTTAAAAGGTAAAACCATTAAGAAAGATATAACCCCCTGATCATCTGTTGAAGTAGTATAAGGTAAGTTATAAATTTTATTATCTTCTACAACTGTTATCGTCACCTCTGAATTATTTAATATATTGACAGTTGTTTCATAGTATGTAGTAAAAGCTATACTTCCTGCTGATAATGAAAACCCTTCTGGGATTATAAAAGTTACATCATTTTCTGTAAACTCCAGAGGGATTGTAAATAAAACATTAACATATGCAGCAGATGCTTCTGATGCTTGATATCCTAAGAACGCAGCTAAATTATAAATGGATCCTGACAGTTGTGCTTTAGTTAAAAAGAATTCCCTATATGATGATATTTGATAAAATAGATTATTGGTTGTCAGAGTTGATAATACTTCAACGACGAAAGCAAGAAATGACGACTTTGTCAAATCAACTTCAGCCAACTCCATATATTGAGCAAGAAGCTCAATAATCTTGAGAGTTGTTTGATCTTTTGATTTATAAACTTGTGATGATACTGATATATCTGCCATTATTTATTTCCTTATATAAAATAAAATCCGCTGTTTTTGTCAAATAAAGATTGACTTGTACATCTTAATTCTTTATTCTTAGATAAAAGTTTTGTCATAAATGAAGCATCCTCAACAGTATGAATTTTTTTATCATAATCATAAAACGTATATACATCTTCAACCTGTAAATTAAGTTGAGATTCAGTAACACTTTGTTCAAGATGAACTGAAAGCTTCCAAAATAATCTATCCTGGTTAACTGACTTTTCTACACCTCCAACATTAAATAGTGGATATGTATTATTTGTCACTCTTAAATATTCTTGCTCCATTTTAATTTTATCATTTGGTAAAGGGGTTATTCCGTAGGTGCTAGGTATAACAAATGTGGTATGATTTTCTTTTACATATCCAATATCCTGACCGTCCATTGGAGTATTTATTTCCTCAATATAAAATACAGGCAATAACAAAACTTTATTCCATCTGACTCCGGAATATTCACCGACTCTATCATAAGATCCAGCAAAAACATGCTCGTCCTCCCAAATAGTTTCCTCTGTGTCAATATGATAATATGTCGTAAGAAAAGAAATAGCATCTTTACTATAATAATTATATATTAGATTTTGATACTCATGAATATAATTATATATTTTTTCGTATTTTTGCATTATTGCCCCGCTGAATCATCAAATTTTAAATTGAGAATCCCTTTTTCTCCCTCGTAATCAACAGAAACATCAACCTCAAATCCTTTTTTATTGAGAAGCAATCTGATTTGAATATCATCAATACCTGCTCGATTATCATATCTCAATATTCTGTATTCAATTTCTCTTTTGATTTGGTCAATGGTTTGATCATCTACAGGTTCAAATACCATTAAATGTAAATCACTTCCATACTCAGGATCGTGAAGATGTGTTCGCCTTGGAGTAATTAGAATATTACTCCATGACGCAATAATCACATTTAAATTAGTAATTTGTTGGAAATCACCTGCGGATGTGATTTTAGGAAGGAAGTCGCTGAGTCGATTATTAGATCCAGTAACATCCTGTCTAAATCTATCTAATAAATTTGCCATTAGTTAACCACCCATTCCACCAAGAATTTCTTCGACAACTAATTTTTTCTTTTCCTCTTCTAAATCGCTTTTCCACTTTAAGTATGAATAAAACCTTTTAACAGGCATTTGAATAACCTGATCGTAAGATTGTTTACTCATCTCCATACAAGAGTATATATTTTTTTCAAGTTGGTCAATGTACTCGTCTACTAATTTAGATCGAGTACACCATGCGAAAAAAGTTGCCGACCAGATCTATATTTATAACCGCCTCATGACCACAATGTGTACACCCACTTACCATATTCAACTCAATTCCAAATTTACCAAAATGCTCTTTATATTCGGCATAAATATGTCTTTTATCTTTAGCAGGAAGAGATCTATATGCATCAATTATATCTTCTCTTTCAGAATAAATAACTGTATCTCCACTACCTTTTGGATTTTGATAAAACTTTGAAATTATCAAAGTTTCTGTTATAATATCCAAATTTTTTGTGCTACCTCCACCTCCACCGCTTTGCAATCCCATAATTTCATCCCAAAGGGTAGGTTGTTTTATAGTAGCAAAAACACCTTTAGAAATAGGTAAAGTAACTTCAACTAGTTTTTCTAAAACATTACCTTCTTCGTAGAAATTGATATTGAATGTTTCAGATGCTTTAACAGTTACAGAATATCCCTTTGTACAAGAACCACAAGTAACATCATAATTTCGGATATCTTCGTAGGTAATATGATAGAGACCATATAACAAAGCATCTCTATCTTTTAAAGTTGTATTTTTTAACCAAGAATCATAACTGGTAATTGTCTGGGGTTTCTTGACGAATGAATCAAATATACATTTATTCAAATGGTCATTTGCCTTCGACGGTGTTAAAAAACTTGCTTTTAAACGTTCTTCTTCTTGAACATTCAATGATCTAACGTGATACGATAAATTTGTTTGAGGTGTAATTACCTCGTATTCCGGATACTTCACATCAAAACCTTTAAACATGAGTCTATCTCCTTTCCATTCTCTTTTTATTTAGAATTACGCATTAGCTGCTTGAGCTTTAGTTTGCAGTTTTCTAATTTTATTTCCAATAGTTGCTTTACATTTATCTGGTTGTTTTGTTTTACCACATCCTGCGGCTGCTGCTTGTAAATCTTGAATTTGAGCTTTAATAGCTTGTAATTTATATTTTTTCATACAAATATTTTTTTCTGGTCCAGAACCCTTACATGCTTGAGCAGCTTTACTGAAAAATCTTTTATATGTTTTGTATGATGCGAATAATGCTAATGCAGCAAGAGCAGCGCCACCAATTGCTAAACCCGCTTTAGCCTGACCAGGATTATCTGCCGCATACTTTTGTGCTTGTGATATAGCACCACTGATTGCTTGCTTTGCGCTTTCGCCCTTTTCTCTTGCCATCCTTTCAACTGAATCCCACCAACCTTTTATCCCTTCCCTTGGTTGATAACGAGATCCTTGGTTTTTAGTTAGTCTTTCCATTTTAGATACAAACCAACCTTTTTCTGCATCAGCTTTTAAATTTTGAATAGCAGCATTGACATTACCTTCTGCTTTATTAAGAAGACCTGTAAAGTATTTCTTAACTTCACTATCTCTCATAGCAGAACCAGGTGACAAATCTTTCCCAACAGGTGTGTTTTTAAATGCGCTCCATAATCTGTTTATTTTCTCAGCTGACGCCCCAACCGCTTGGAGAGGACCTTCAACAACAATTCGCCCCTTAACATTTGTCAAAAATTCCAATATAGGTGCAGTAGATGAATAATTTGGATATAATGATCCAATCTCAAAAATAATATTATTTAATATATTTTGACCAAATCTTTCGCCTATCACATCAGCAGAAAAGAATACCTGTTCTTTAAATTCCATATGTAAAAATTGCTCATCAATGGAATCGAATTTATTTCGTGGTAATACTCCTTGAACAATAAGGGACATAATTTGATAGTCTGTCGCTTCATTAAATATAAAATCTCTAGAACGAGCTCTATCAGCTGGTAAAAGAGACGAAGACTCAACAATCCCAGCCAACGCTTCTCTACAACATAACATAAAAAGAAGCGAATCTCCTAAATTAATTTTTTCAGGAATTAACATTTTTTAATCCTCCAATCTATTTTTTAAGATGATGAGCTAATAATATTACCGTATTGCTCAATTACAGATTCCTTAGTTCCGTATACTGTATCAGACAGACTTTGGCATTTTTCTTTAACCCATGGTTCATGCCATACATAATCGCAATTAAATTCAATCTCGACATCTAATCTTCCTACTGTTTCCACATCGCTTGTAAAAAGGTCTTGTGGATCTTTTGTTGGGAATACTCCATCGTATGCTGCATAATATTCTACTGTTTTTCCATCAGGTGCTGTTGTCCAGTAATACATAACGCAAGCATATGTCGATTTAGTATAACCAGCTCCTTGTTCACCATCAATAAGATTGGATACACCAGAACGATAATCTCTTATCATTTTGATCCAACCATGCATAATGTTCAGAAGTGGGGTTCCGTTGAACTCTAAGAATTTTACAGAAACAGAGTTTCCGTAATCAATGTTTCCAGGAACTGACCATTTAATTCCACCAAGTCCTGTAAACTCTACTTTGTTGAGAGTTCCTCCAGGTGGTGTAACCGATAGACAGGCAGCGGCTAGAATATTTGCAATCTCTTGTTTAGTCATATTATCTGCATATTGTGGAAGGGAAGCTGGTATCCCTGCAAAATATACAAAGTGATAACCAGTTAAATAAGGATCTGCTACTCCGGCAATTGTTCCACCGAAGTTTCTGCTAAACCTATTGTTTGGCACCTTCGCAAATGAATTTTTAATACCCATTTTATAATACCTCCAAATTAATCAACTTTAATTCTCGATCTAATAATTTTCTTAACAGAATCCCAATCTCCATTCGCTATTGTAATTGCTTTGTCGTCAATGTAAAAATCGGCTCCGAGTTTATCTGAAGTAATTCTATCAAAATAAATTCCGTTGCCATTTAAATAATTTTCAATGTTTGTGATTTGTTTAAGATGATCTCCTCCGAGTTCTTCCGCATTTTCTTTGGACGCTCGAGTTGTGAAAATAATAATTTCAAACCCCAATCCTTTTAGCCAATCTATTGTTTCTTTGGCTCCATCAAAAGGATCATCGTAAATTGTACCATCCTGATAACCTTTTGAATATTTGTGAATTGTACCATCTAAATCAATCATTGCTCTTCGTGTATTATTATCTGCTTCCGAATAGTATCTTAGAACTTTTTTTTTCTTAGATGGAGAGTCCATAGGGAATACGGATTCATCATTTTGTATTTTTTCTAAATAATCCGAAACATTCATAAATTTTCAAACTCCGTTAAGTAAGCATCAAGTTTATATTTTGTTCTAATAAACTATGTATATCTCGTTTAAAAATAGGAACTATATATATTAATAATTGAATAGGAAGGGTTGTGTTATTTTTTTAACTAAATTTATGGAGGTTTTAAATTATGGCCAAGATTTACAAGAGAGATGTATCGGATAAAGCGAAGTATATTATGCAAACCCTCAACGAGAAATGGGATAGGGGGGACAAAATTAACAACATAGGGATTTTACTTGTCGCTGCTATATTAAGTTTAGTTCTTATGAGTAAATTTTCTATACTATTTATCGTTACATTACTCGGAGTACAGAGACTCTTATATCATATTAAATTTTTTACCGACGAATCACCAATCCCGGATACAGTCGATGAAGATTCTAAAAGCTAGTGAAAACGGAATAAACGTCATAGCAAAATATGACAAATATTATTCAAATGATGATTACCAAATGTACTTCAATACAGAAAGTGGTTTCGAACTCATTAGAGGAATCAACGGAAAACCCGATCCTTTTTGTTTGGATATGCCTGCATTATTAGACGTGGGTATAATGGGGCATTGTAAAAACAAGTGTGATATTTGTTATCAAGGTCATGATAAAGAAAATCATATGGAGTTGGATAACTTCAAATTTATCGTTGATCAGTGTCATTCTCACACAAATCAAATTGCCTTAGGAGGTCGTGGGGATCCAAATCATCATCCAAACTTCAAAGAAATTGTAGAATACTGCCGGAGCAAGCAAGTTGTTCCGAATTATACCACAAGCGGAATCGATCTCACAGATGAACAAATCGAAATATCAAAATTATGTGGTGCAGTTGCAGTTAGTGACTATTCAAAAGATTTTACATATGACGCTATTAGAAGATTCCAAACCGCAGGGATAAAAACAAATATTCATTTTGTATTTACTTGTAAGTCAGCATTTAAAGCGTTCAGTTTTTTAAAAGGACACAACCCTTGGAACGATAATGTTGATTTAGATAAATTAAATGCAGTGATTTTTCTATTATTTAAACCTGTTGGTAAAGGATCGTTACATGAAGAATTACGTCCATCCAAAGATCAATTACAAACATTTTCTGATTTAGCATTAAACAATAAAGCAATCTCCAAAGTAGGTATGGACAGCTGTCTTGCTAATCACATTGAAGTTCCAAAAAATATGGAATTTTTTATTACTACTTGTGAAGCAGCAAGACAATCAGCATATATCAGTCCATCTATGGAAATGATTCCTTGTAGCTTTATGGATAAAGGATATTCTGCTAATCTTCAAAAATATGAATTTGGAAGACGTACTCTTTTTTCTGTATGGAAATTATTTGATACTTTTCAGCAAGTTAGAAAAAAATTAAAGTTAAATCCAAAAAAATGCCCTTTGGGATATTAGGGGTACAATGATACACCGGTCGAATTAAGGCTCTTAACCACTAACAAAAGGAGTTACTATGTCGAGTCCTATTCACATTACCGATTTTGTCGCTGTTCCTGAGGATTTTATTATTGAGGATTATATGGGAATGCGCGAAAGAATGGGTATCTTCAAAAACCCAACTATAGTTCGTTTGGAAACAATTAACAAAACAAATGCAGTAGTAAAGACTACAGGTTATTTGCAAGTTGAATATATACCGCATACAGATAGAGTATTACAAGAACAACAAGCCATTGCATCAGCAGCCGCTTACTTAATGTGTTTAGAAGAGATAGGATTGATTGTTGATTCGTTCAAAAAATTCTCTTTCAATACATATGGGGATAAATACAACGCATTTGAAAGGTTCATCGAAACAGTCTCGTTAGGCAGGACATCAATGGCAGTCCATATTGTAAATATCTTTCCATTGATTCAAAACAGAAAGTTCTATTTGGAGAATGCTGTTAATGCTTTAATAAAGATTGATGATTTGGAGTTAGATCGACAAGAGACTTCCGATACTATCGGTTGTCTTGATTAATTAACAACGGGAAAAAAGGACTGACTAAATGCGCAGTAGTCAGTCCTTTTTTTTTGTCTAATTATTTAATAAAGAAGTTAAGTTCGATTTTCTCAACAACTCTAGTAGGTTCTAGAACGATATTAACATGGAAAGTCTTTGTTTTTCTTTCATAATCTGTTGCACCGACTTCAACAGAATAAGCATCAAGACCTCGTTTATTTTTAATAACCTCTAGAAAGTCGGTAATTGCTCCACCGACTTCACCCCATGTAATAGGGTCATTTTGTTCAAAGATAAAGAATCGGCAGAATTGTTCAAGAGCTCGTTTACAATACAGAACAAGTCTTACAATGTTTAAGTCTTGCAGTGCGCTTGCTTTCGCTTGAGCTGTCAATTGTCCCCAAACAACATAACCCGCTGAGAATTGAACAATTGGATTTAGTTGTTTCAGATACATTTGATCTCTTTGTCCAAGACGTGGACTATATCTTAATTCTTTGATATTATCAATTGCACCTCTTGAGAAACCTGCTGCTGCAAACCATAGCTCAGCAATATTATCATTCCTTGGTAACAAGTATGACATATGATATACTGGTGAGAACCAAATGTCCTGCCCCGTAAATGCGTCAGATACTTTGCTATATGATTCATATAATGAAACAAAGTAATTGTTATAAGGATGATTGGTTGTACGTTTTGATAACGCAGAAGTTACTGATACGTTATCACCATTATCAAGAATTCCAACACAATCTCGTCTAGTTGTACAAAGTGTGCTGATAGCTGTCTTAGTATCTGACGGATAACCAGCATCATATACAATTGAAAAATAAACATTCTCAGTATCCAATACCTCATCAACATAATTACCAGTATTTGGATTTGACAGAATACCAGTATAACCTTGTTCTAGTAGAGTTGGAGCTGAATCAGCAGCCCAAAGGCCAGTAGTCTCTGTGTTAAGACTGCCGTCATCTCTCCATAATGAACCTTCTGAACCTTTTCTTAGAGGAACTGGTATAGATGAAGAAAATGGTTGTGCCATATCTGCATATGATTGTTTAACAGAATATGTAATAGAAGAATCTGTATCAAATGCTGCAATAGCTTCTACAGTACCATTCCAGGATTGTGTTCCGCCTGTTAGGTTTCTTCCTTGGAAGACATTGATTGATTCACCATCAACTCCCGATGAAGCTCCCAACCAACCCCAAAGTTCATTCCCTCTACCATCTTTAGCAATAACTACATAAGTTGCGTTTCCAGTTTCAAGACTGTTTTCCCACTCAGAGAAATCTTGTTTATTATCTGTAATGGTTGCTGAACCTGGTGTATCTACAACAACTGCTGTTCCGATATCTTTATCATAAACTTTAACTACCCTATTATAACCTTCTGTTTCAGCACCACTTGATAGTTCCATATCTGCTCTCAAGAAAGCTGAATAAGTTTCTAGTACAGACCCGATAAAGATTGACTCACCAGCTGAATCAACAGCATTTAAATCAAACGAAATTTCAAATGATTCAACAATAACATCATCATCGTCTGATTGTTTTTCATACACATCTAAAACGTAAATACCATTGACCGTTGGATTTGAGTGCACCGTTAATCTTATTCCGATGGAATTGTAGTAATCCCCCCTTCCTATTGGTCTTAAAAAAATAACCGGATAATTAGGAGCGCTCGCTTCCAGATTTGTTGTAATTTCAGCTTTTGTGTTTAGACTATCAACATATGTAATTGAAATTGTAGCAGTAGTATCGCCAGTTAATGAACTGTCAATTCTAAAGTTAGCATATTGTGCATCATCTGGTAAACATCTAATCCAATACAATGCTCCAGATTCACCTAAGTGATTGTATGCTATGTATGGTCCTTGCCCGTAACTCTTTCCGAATTGAGTAATATCTGGTTCGCCAAATTCTGAAATTAATTCTGCTCTTGAACCCAAGAACAGTAATTCGTTGTCTCTGCCTTTATGTGTAAAACCGCACAGAAATCCAATTGTGGATGGTACAGCTTGCACATAAGAAGATAGGTCAATAATTTTGGTGTAAACACCCGGAGAAACATTAGCCATTTTCATAACCTCCAAAATAAATTTTTTATATCTCTATTTACTGTTTTCCTTTCTCTCCAGGTCTAAAATAAAATCTTTTATTCTTATCTTTCAAATATCCTTTAAACGTAAAGGTACCACACGAAAACTAGTCGTCTATCGGAAGTCTTTACAATTGATGAAAAAGTAACTCGCGCAAATAAGTAAAAGTCACCCGACCAACCTCCTGCATCTGATATAGCAGTAAATAAACCTGCCTCACTTATTTGCGAACCATTTGCATCATCAACTCCGATAGTAACTGTAACTTTTAGAGTTAACCATTTATCATCATTTAATGGATCCCTTTCAAATTCAATCTGATCAAATGGATGTTTGTATCCACTATCTGCAGCAGTTGAATCAGTTGCATTAATAACAACAGATGAATTTAAATCTGTATTTGTCAATGTTGGTGGAACTGGATCCAATGGATCAGCTGGCAAAACTCCGCCACTACCTAAACCAAACCAACTTAAAAAGTGATCTTTTGCGTTCGTAGCATTTAAACTTGATGAATTATTTTGTCTAACTAACATTTGAGCAAGTATTTCTCTTCCGTTGTAAACAACTAAGTTACTTTTTTCCACAAGTTTTCTTTTTCCATTTTCGTCTATTTCAAAAACGTGTACCTCTCCTTGTGGTCTTCGTTCAGAATTAGCTTTTCTATTAAAACCATCTGATAAGCATTCCTCCCCATAATGATCATGAATCTCAACCTTAGTTGTTTTTACATTTTTTTCCATGATTGTTTTTCCTTCTAATGTGTTATAGTGGCAATAGCGGATAAATTTATATTTTGTTCTAAAAATTTCTCGGGATAAGAACGGAAAATGGGGGTACAGGGAAACAGAGCTATTATCTGTCTGCCTCAGGTTCTGCTGCACCCCCACCCCGGCACGGGCAACCGTTTACTCTAAGTAAGTTCCACAATTGGAGCAATACTTAGATGATGATTTTGACTTTGACCCACAACTGGAACAGGTCAGTTTAGTCTTTACAGTAATAGGTTCACTAACTCTTACACCGTGTCCTTGTAAACCACAAAGTTTAATTATAATAACTTCACTTTCTTCCAGTTGACCCATTGAACCATATCTAAATGATTGATCAATTTCAGATCCTTTAACTGTAATTCCTTCATCTTGTTGAGGTGTAACACCAAGATTCTCAACAGTACAATTATAGGCTGTTACATCTCCAATATTTGAAATTCCTCTTGATGCGTTTTGATCATTATACGACCAATTTGCTTGCCCTCCATAATAAGTATAAGTAAATGGAGCATTATAATAATGAACCTCTTTAATCGTCTTTTCAATCCAAGGGTATTCAATTGGTTTTTCAAAAGCAAATTCAACTCTTACAAGCCCATCTTCAATTCGATCACCTCGATGTTTTTGTATTTGTTTTGTTTTTTGAATAAACTTGAATTTATTTGTAGCTGTTGTACCTCTTAAAAATCCCATCAACTCAGTAGTTGAATTAGGTTCGATAATAAGACTCATATT